CTATCGCTTCCGGTTTGGCAACTGCTGGTGGCCTTGGGGCTGCCACTGAGAAGCTCCGTCAGAACTACAACTTCGAAGATGACAACATGGGGGTCCTCACCGCAGGACTCACCAGCATGGCCTTCGCGGCCCCCTTCGTTGGTCTCCATGCGCACGAGCAGGCCAAGGTGTCGCAGACGGCTATGCAGGAAGCCCACGCCATCGAAGCCCTCCGCAAGCAGCAGGCAGGGGAACCGCTGGCGCCCCATGAGGAAGCCAACCTGCACGCCTACACCGAGAACCTGAAGAAGGCTATGGATGTGGAATCGGGCCGCACCGAGCAGACGTTCACTGGCGAGGAGCTCCCCTATGGCCCCCACGAGGAACCCCCTGTGAACGCGCAGGCCCGTGAGGAGGAGCTGCCCCAGATGTCCAACGAGGACATGGCGGCCCGCCTCGGGTATCAGCCGGAACCTTCAGTGGACCACGCGGGATACCAAGCGTTCCACAAGAGCGGTGTTGTTACCGAGCTGCGCACGGCTGCAGACCTGGACAAGGTATCGAGCTACCAGCGCACCTATGGCGAAGCCCTCCCGGATGACGTGAAGGCTGTCTACATTCCCCAGGACGACCGGGTGTATGTGTTCAAGGACCGCCTCACAGCAGCAGACCGAGCGGACCCCACGGGCCTCATGATGCACGAGGTGGGCACCCACTATGGCCTTGAGCGGGCTGTGGGCACTGAGAAATACGGGCGCCTGATGGATGCGGTCAACGAGCTCGCCGGGAAGGACCGGACTGTGGCAGAAGCTATGCGCAGGGTCCCGAAGGACACCCCCGAGCACATCAAGACTGAAGAAGCACTGGGCTACCTCGTGGAGCACAACCCGCACCTCCCGGTGGTCCAGAAGCTTATCGCCTCCATCCGTAACTGGTTGCGGGATAACGTGGGTGCGTTCCGCAAGATGGACATCTCCACCAATGACGTTATCCGCTACGTGCAGGGCTCGCTCAAGAAGGTGCAGCGGGAAGGCAAGATGTCGGCCAACCTCACGTTCCCCTATGTGTGGCACGGTTCTCCCGTAAAGGGCATCGAGCGGCTCCAGACGAAGTTCATCGGCACAGGCGAAGGCAGGCAGTCGTTCGGCCACGGCCACTACGTGACTAGCGAGAAGGGCACCGCATTGGACTACCGGAACAAGGAATCCAAGCGCAGGGGCATGAAGGCAGAAGATGGTGGTCTGTACCGCATCAAGGTGAACACCACGCGGGACCGCTTGTTGTCTTGGGAGAAGCCCGTAGCTGAGCAGCACGTTGCCAAGGGCCTCACAGGGGAACTAGCGGCTCGTGATGGTGAGACAGGTCAGCAGTACCACGACCGCCTTGCGGGCCAGCACGGTGCCAAGCAGGCAGCCAGTATGTTGGATGCTGCAGGTGTCCACGGTATCGAGTACCAGACGGGCCGCTCACGGGGCTCTGATGTACCCAACTCCAACTTCGTTCTGTTCCACGATAGGCACCTGAACATGGCCGCGCGGTTCTCCCGTAGTGGAGAGGCAGCAGCCGCAGCAGACAAGCCCACGGCCATGACCCACCTGGGCAAGGTCCCCATCCGCTGGGACTTCTTCACCCACTTCAACCAGTCCGGTAACCCCGCCATCCGTTGGCTGGGGAGCAAGCTGGTCAAGGATGCCATCGGCAACGATGCCCACGAGGCACAAGGCTGGACCGCCTCCGAACTTAAGTCGCAGTACCGCAGAACCCTCGAAGGTGGATTCCACTTGGAAGCCCGCCGAGCATTCGATGAGGCCGCACAAGTCCGCAAGATGAACTTCTTCAGCAAGCGCAAGTTCGTTGACCAGTTCTATTCGGACATCTCCCGTGTGGTCCGGGGTGACCCTGAGGTACTCAAGGCGAACCCCGACATCGCCCCGCAGCTTCAACGGGCTGCCAAGGCTCAGACTGGCTTCTATGGAGAGATGCACCGCAGGATGGTTGAAGCTGGCGTAGAGGGCGCGGAGAACATCCCCGCCAATGCTCAGTACGTCAACCGAGTGTGGAAGCAGGACAACATCCGGGAAGCATTCGCCAAGCACAAGGAGCAGATGTACGAGGTCATTGGCCGCGCCATCAAGCTCGAAGGTGTCACTGGTGATGCCGCTACGGCCAAGGCTAAGGGCTTCATGGATGCAGTGATGAAGCTGGAGTTCAGTCACGCCATGCAGGACATCAACCTGTACGCCAAGGATATGGTGACCCTCCGGGAGGAGCTCTCCAACTCGGGCCTGAAGGACCACGAGATTAACTCGCTGGTGGACCTTCTGTTTGAGCGTAAGGCTGGCAATGCGGGGGATGCTGGGAACCCTGGCCCCCTCAAGTACCGTATGGCGCTCAATGAGAACCACGCAGAGCGCATGGCGGACGGCTCAGTGTTCCGCATCTCAGACCTCTTCGAGAATGACTCAAGGCTCCTGGCAGGCCGCTACATGAACTCTATGGGCGGTCACTTAGCCCTCGCTGAGGTCGGCATCAAGTCCCGTGCGCAGTTCATGGCGAAGATGCGGGAGGCTGAGCAGTACCACGGGGAGAACGCTATGACCTCGGGCTCTGGCAAGTTCAACCGGGTAAAGCAGATGATGCAGGATGTCTACGACAACATCACTGGCCGCCCTATGTCCACCCAGAGCTTCAACCGTGGGGACCGTGTTCTGGGCGCTATGCGTGCCTGGACTCGCTCCGCGATGCTGGGTCAGTTGGGCATCCCCGCAGCACTGGAGATGAAGAACGCTATCGGACTCACCTCGATGCGCGCCTTCACCCAGCACATGCCTACATTCTCCAAGCTCGTCCGCAGTATGCAGGCAGGGCACCCCCCGCCAGAGGGCCTAGAGGCAGCTATCCATCACCTCACGGGCCACGGTCTGGAGCATGTGTCCGCCTACGCTCGGCAGCATGAGATTACGGACTACTCCTATGACAGGGGGCTGACCAAGTTCGAGAACTTCTCGGGCACCCTATCGCACGCTGTGGATCACCTTTCGGGGAACTCCTCGGCAACTGCAGCCACCCGGATGATGTCCGCTCGGATGGCTATCCAGAAGCACATCGACTTTGCGATGGGCCACACGGAGATGTCCACGAAGCAGCAGGAGCGCATGACCCACAACGGGGTAGGCACGGCTGACCAAGCTGCTGTCCATGCGGACCTGAAGAAGTACACCGAGATGGACGGCAAGAAGGCGGACAGCATCGACTACGAGAAGTGGAGCCGTGAGGCCCCCGAGACTTACAGCAAGTTCCAACTGCTGCTGTCCCGCGAGGTCCGCGACATGATTCAGGACCACGACTTGGGCGAGACTATCCCGTTCATGCACACCACCGTGGGCAAGATTTTCTCCGAGCTCAAGACCTTCGTGCTCGTGGGCCACGCCAAGCAGTTCCTCAAGAGCCTCCACTACCGTGACTCCACCACCGCTGTCCAGTGGATGTACTCGTTCGCTGGGGCCGCCTTGGAGTACTCCCTGCAGAACTCCATCAACTACGCGCACGACCCCGATAAGTTGGCCCAGAGACTCTCTCCGTCAGCCATCGCTCTCGGTGCGGTGAGCCGTATGGCTGTCCTCGGGCTCATGCCGCAGGTGATGGATACGGCCTATCAACCCCTGAGTGGCGGTCAATCGCTGTTCGCTAACGGCACCGCCAACACGGACAACCGGAACATCTTCCTGACTCCCTCGATGATTGAAGGTGCCCGATTGGCTACCCTGGCGCAAGTCACGGGCAGCGTAGTTAACCCCTTCAGCACTAACACCATTACCCAGAAGGAGATGCACGATGCACTTGGGGCCATCCCTGGTGGCAACCTGTACGTCATGCGTAACGTGAACGACATGCTTGGCTCGCACTTCCCGAAGTTCAAACCCCGCCCCACTGAGTAAGCATGGGCGCTAAGAAGGAAGCAAGACCCCGGAGCGTTCGCGTTCTGGGGAAAACCCACAGCATCAACTACAAACCATCCGAAGAGATGGAGAACAGCTACGGCCTGTGCTTCAACGGCGGGCAGCGCATCGACATCATGGGGGGTCTTCCTAGTGGCGAGGAGGCTGATACGGTCCTCCACGAAATCCTCCACGCAGTTCTCTTCCAGATGGCAGTCCTCCTGCCTCCCGATGTTGAGGAGCAGTTCGTCAGGCCCGCAGCCTCAGGGCTCTACGCGGTCCTCCAAGACAACCCTCAGTTTGCCAAGTGGCTCATCCAGCCCCGCGACTGACACCCATCAAACCCCCTCCATAAAGGTACGCAATGTACGCAAATGACCAGTCCACTTCGGATGGCACTAGCAAGGTATTCCCCATCTCCTTCCCGTATATCTCGAAGGACCACGTAGAAGTCCGAGTGGGCGGCGTACTGCTTGCCAGCGGTTCGGGATTCTCATGGATTAACGCGCAGAGCATCGAGCTCGCCATCGCGGCCCCGCAGGGGACTCTCGTGGAGCGGCGCCGGAACACCCCCAGGGGAACCCCTATGGTGGTCTTCCAGGATGCCTCTACGCTGACTGCTGATGACATCAACCTAGTTGACCTTCAGCAGCTATACGTTGACCAAGAGACCTCGGACACCCTCTCGCTCTATCCCAATGTTGACAACATGACAGCGGATGCGAGCACGCTGTCCCAACTCGTGAGTGCGGATGCGAGCACTACGGTTACCTCCCGGCTTGGGCAGACGTATCCCTCAGCGCTGAAGCTGACTACGGACCTGACCAACCAGATTTACTCGATTCGGGATGCCTTCCTCGCATTCACCCGCCCTGTTCCGGTTGAGCAGACCTTCGTGGCGGGTGTGGACTTCACCCCCGGCACTACCACCACGCTGACCACCACGCAGGACATGGGAGACAAGAGTGTCCTGATGGTCTTCTTCGGGGCCGCCTTCCAATCCAACAGCGACAGCGTGTCCACCTACGCCTCCCGCGTGATTACCTTCAAGGCTCCGATTCCGGTTGGGGTCAGTGAGGTCATCGTTCGCGGCACGGTGGCTGTCCCTGTGCTGGTGGCGCAGGCGCAGGCCCCAGGCTCCATTACGGATGGCGCGCTTTCGCCTGCATCTAAGCTCAGCCGTCGCGTGGACAGCTTCGTGGACGTTACGGACCCCCAGTTTGGCGGGTGCGATAAAACAGGCGCTGCTGACTGTACTGCTTCGGTTCAGGCCGCCATCAACTACGCGCTGGCCCACTCGGTAAAGGGCGTGTACTTCCCCGCAGGAACCTTCCGCTTCTTCGCAGCGTCCGCACCTCTGGACCCCGGCGTGGGCAACCTGAGCTTCTTCGGGGACGGCAGCGGTTCGTCCATCCTGCTCCACGAGGAGGGCGCTAGCCTGGGGGCCTTCCACGAGCGGAAGCACCTGTTTGCCCATGTGGATGACTCAGTAATGAAGGGCGCGCTGTCCTTCCGTGACCTCCAGTTCAAAGGTACGTGGGCAGAGGGCGGCTACGTGGACCGTGGGGGATGCACGTTTGCCTTGAATTACTACCACCGATTTACTGTGGTTGACTGCCTATTCACGAATAAGAGCTGGATGAATATGTCCAACGAATACATTCTCATTACTCAGATTATGAATAATGAGTTTGATACATGTACCCATGATATGGCTCGGGTGCGTTCTTCGTGGAATGTGTTAATCGCAGATAATGTGTTCCGCTATTGTGATGATAACGCCATCGCCCTGCACCAAGCGAATTTCATTACGGGAACGGGCAATATCCGCGAGTCGATGATTGTCTCGGGGAACATTCTCGAAGATACGTGCGGCATTAGCATTCTCGGTGGCCGCAATGTCATTGTCAGTGACAACATACTACGCCGTTCTAAAGACGTGGTTATCTCCATCTCCTCGGATAGCCAAGAAGGGGTTAATCCGATGTTTGCAGTCTCGGTGCGGGGTAACCATATCTTTGACTCAATGGTGCGCCCCGTGTCCTTCCCGGCAAACCAGTTCGCGTGTATAGCGATTAACTATGGTGGCGTGTATGGCACCCCCACGGGAAGCCCAGCTCCGGCTGAAAATTACACCGCCAGTTCCACCTTTCTTCTCCCCTATGCGTTCCGTGATGTTCAAGGTGGGAGCACTTTCCCGGGTATGTTCGCGGTGAACGTGAAGGACAACATTATTATGCGGACCCTCCCGGCTGTCGCCGCTTACTCATCGTGGGGGGTTGGACAGTGCTTCACTGATAGTGGCTGGGTTAATCCTCCGGTTACTGACGCGGAGATGCGCCCAGCCGCTGGTATCGTATTGCAGAGCGATACCCGGGCATTCCAAGTTGAAGGAAACACGATTCAGGGATGTTATTACGGGGTTATCTTGGACGCTCCGAGCCGTAACTTCTCGGCTATGTCCTCCGTGATTCGAGGCAATGTTATCTACGACTGCGTATCGGGTGGGGTATCGATTAACACCCCCGCTGCTGTCCGCACCATCCAGCTTCGCATCTCGGATAACGAGTTCAACCTAGACCCGTATCACCTCTCCACTAATCGTGGAACGGCGGGTTCGTGGTCCGCCAATGGTGGCCCTTATGGCATTGTTGGAGACAGCATTCAGGGACTCTTGGTCGAACGCAATGTGTTCTCGAATCTCTGCAACCCACTGAGCGGCTCTAACTCCTCCATGTGGCTTGCTCGGGACAACATTGTGCGAGGTCAGCCGAATAGCACGGGGTTCAACACGAACAACAAGGGTGTGGGGAATATCCCCGCCATTGGTGCCCGCTTCGTGATTGACAACATGTTCTCCGACCCCACGCAGGCTAACTACCTGACACCGATGAACACCACGTTCTTCGCCAATGAGGCCAGCGCGATGCCAGCCTCAGGGTTCTGGACAGCGGGCATGTTCGTGCGGAATGTGGGCAGCGCCGCCGTCTTTGGGTGGAGCCGACAAACCACGGGCTCGGCCAACGTTGCCGGGGTTGACTGGAAAACGGTAGCACTCTCCTAACGCAGCACCCCCGGCAATCACTTGACTGGGGGATTACTCTGAGAACACCGAATAAATGAACACGCTTAATCCGATTCAACTAATAGACCCCGCAGGCTCAACCAGCGGGCAAGCCCTGGTTTCTACCGGGCCTTCTACGCCGCCCGCGTGGAGCCCCATCGGGGAGGAGATCAAGGCCACAGGCTCGGGTATCGCTCTGAATAACGGCGCACCCGCCGTTAACGTGACGAGCATCTCACTAACTGCGGGGGATTGGGAAGTCACAGGGATAGTCACGTTCAGCCCTGCTGGCACGACGACAATGAGTGAGCAGGCTGCGGGCATCTCCACGGCCTCCGCTACCCTGACCGCAAATCAGTACCACGACTTCCTCATGGCTGTCAGCGCAGGGGCGGGGAACCCCGCTGTCCCCACGCCTGCTGTGCGAATCAATGTCTCAGCGACCACGACCGTGTACCTAGTAGCATTCGGTAGGTTCGCTGTTAGCACCTGCACTGTTGGCGGTGTTATCCGCGCTAAGCGGGTCCACTGATTTACGCCGGAAGCTTCTTCGCCCAGTGGGTAACGCCATTCACGGAGAAGCTGTCGCTCTGGAAGTGGTGATACCAAGGCTGCCACTCCACATCCCTCTCTTCCCCATAAACAATGCCCCGGTAGATGCCGTATTCAGTCGGCAGGGCATCCTCGACTCTATTGAAGTCCATCGTGGTAATCCCGAATGTAATTAGTAGGAACATTACTCTGTGGACGCACGTTTGTCAATAGCTCCCCTATGACCATTTAATTTCCCCGCGCGCACCCCCTATGCAACTCCCAGAACACACCAAGACCCTCATCACGCTCGCCGGTATCGGTGCAGCAATCACTATCGGCAAGCTGCTGTCCGAAGGTGAACCCATGAACCTCAAGCGGGTCACCGGGCGAGTCATCGTTGGCTCCGGCCTGAGCATGGTGGCATCCGCTGCTGTTGCTCTGTTCCCCCAACTGCCCACTGAAGCTGTCTGCGGTGTCTCCGCTGCGCTGGCTATCTTCGGGACCCACTTCCTCGAAGACCTCGTGAAGGCGAAGCTCGGGATTAACTCGGAGGCCAAGTAATGAGCCAAGCATCGAAGGACACACTAAACGAGCTCCACGGGTTGATTGCAGAGACCCTTGCGGGCGCCATCAAGGCCTTCAAAGGGAAGACTGACCCGGACGACCTGAAGGGCCTTGCAGCCCTCGCTAACGTCGCCAAGGGCTTCCTGAAGGACAACGGCATCGAAGCCATCCCGGAAGCCAACAAGCCCCTCCAGAACCTCGCTGCAGTACTCCCGTTCCCTGGCCACGTTGGTGGCGAAGGCGAGGATGACGCACCGCAAGTAGCAGCAGGCTAAACCGCACCACAGCCCCGTAGCGGGCTTCCCATTCCCAACCCATACGCATCCCTAGCCTAAGCGCTACGAGGGGCGTATGCGGCCTCTACGCGAGCCCTATGGCATCCCCTACTCAAGACCCTATTGCGGCTGACCTCCGTAACATGGTGTTCGTCATCTGGCAGCACTTGAACCTCCCAGCACCGACACCCCTGCAATACGACATCGCTGACTACCTGCAGAAGGGTCCGAGGCGGCGAATCATCGAAGCCTTCCGGGGCATTGGCAAAAGCTGGCTCACCGCAGCGTATGTCCTGTGGCTCCTCTATCGGGACCCCAACGAGCGCATCTTGGTGGTCTCTGCATCGAAGTCCCGAGCAGATGCGTTTTCCACATTTGTTAAAAGACTTATAGATGAGATGCCCCTGCTGCACCACTTGCGCCCCCGTGAGGGCCAGCGGGACTCCATCATCGCCTTTGACGTTGGGCCTGCAGATGCCCACCAAGCGCCCTCTATGCGAAGCGTGGGTGTCACCGGACAGATGACGGGTGGACGTGCTACGCGGATCATCGCGGATGACACGGAGATTCCCTCTAACTCGATGACCCAGGCACAGCGGGACAAGCTGGCTGAGACCGTGAAGGAGTTCGATGCTGTGTTGGTTCCGGGTGGGGAGATTACCTTCCTCGGGACCCCGCAGACAGAGATGTCCCTGTACAACGTGCTGACTGAGCGCGGGTACGAACTCCGCATCTGGCCCGCTCGGTTCCCCGGTGACAAGCTGATGGCATCCTACGGGAACCACATCGCCCCCTACATCGCTAAGCAGCTTGCCAAGAGCCCGAAGCTGGCGACTGACTGCAGTGGCCGTGGGGCACCTACAGAACCCTCCCGGTTCCATGACCTCGACCTATTTGAGCGTGAGGCATCGTATGGGCGCTCTGGCTTTGCGATGCAGTTCATGTTGGACACTAGCCTCAGTGACGAGAACAAGTACCCGCTGAAGCTGGCTGACCTCATGGTACTTGACCTTAACCCCGAGATGGCCCCTGTGAAGCTCGTATGGGCCTCAGGACCGGACCAACTGCTCAAGGATGTACAGGCAGTAGGGCTGCAGGGAGACAGGCTCTACAGGCCTCTATTCGTGTCTGGTGAGTTCGCTGAGTATCAGGGCTGTGTCATGGCTATTGACCCCTCGGGCCGTGGCGGTGATGAGACCAGCTACGCGGTAGTGGCTATGCTCAATGGCTTCCTGTACCTACTGGCAGGAGGCGGACTCCGTGGGGGCTACTCTGATGACGTCCTACAGGCCCTTGCAGACACCGCGAAGAAGTACAGCGTGAAGCAGGTCATCGTTGAGTCTAACTTCGGTGATGGACTTTTCACTAAGGTCTTGACCCCCTTCATGGTCCGCACCTATCCCTGCACCCTTGAGGAGATTCGTAGCAGCCAGCAGAAGGAGAAGCGCATCATCGACACCCTGGAGCCCGTACTGAACCAACACAGGCTCGTGGTGGACACCAAGCTCATCAAGAGGGACCAAGAGAACTACAACGAGTACCCGCTGGAATCCTGGACCAACTACCAGTTGTTCTACCAGCTCACCCGTGTCACCAAGGAGCGGGGAGCATTGGCGAAGGATGACCGCCTCGATGCACTGGCAATGGCTGTAGCCTACTGGGTGGAGCAGATGGACAAGGACACCCAGAAGGTCCTCGATGACCACCGCTCTGAGATGCTCCGGTTGGAGCTCCAGAAGTTCTCTGACCATGTGCTTGGGATGGTGCCTGCAGAGGACAATTGGGCCGACAACTGGTGACCTGAAGCGCGCTGAAGCTATGCGGCTGTACGCCATACCCAGCGTGGGATAGCGGGAGATTGGGGGGTCTAAAACCTACCTATAGCGGTAGGGATAGAATATCCCCCTATAGATATACTATAGATACTCTTAAGGGTAACCTTAGGGTATCTTAAGGCTGCCTTGAAATTGGCTTAGCATTGCCCCTTAGCTTGTACACCACCACAGCACACCCCACAGAAATACCCAGTCCTAGGTAGAAGTAGAGTTCATCATTGGTGATGGTAGCCATACGGATGCCCGATAGGAGGGCTGCAGGCATCAGGAGGTAGGCTAAGAGTTTCATTGTTGGGTCCCTTGTGGTCTCGTTGGTTTGACTGAAGTTTACCCTAGGATGGTCCTGAAATGTTTGGCGGGAAAATCTGAGAGGGTATCTGACACAGCCGGGGCGCAGCTTCCCCCCGTGCCACCCGCCCACAGCAGGCACACCCTGGCCCTCCTCAGGCACTCTCTAGCTGCACCACTGGCCTACCCTAGGGCACACCGTGAGCTCCATATGGTCACACTCATGGGCACACCATACGCTAACTGATTGATTCCAAAGGGATGCCTGAGGATTGGTAATCCTTCAGCAGTAGACACAGGGCACAGCAGCACACATAAGGGAGCACTCCAGGTCATCGGGCTGCTCCCTTTTTTCGCGCCTTTATGACTTCTGGTTATGTAGACCTGCTGTAACTGCAATGTTTGTGTCTCTGTGTGGGATCACCTGTTTGTTTTGCCCTTTTGGCACCCTCTAGACCACCTCTAGATACACCTAGGACGCCCTCAGAGCCCCTACAGCCGCCTCCTGGCTCTCCCAAGCTACCAGCCTATAGATCAACTACCGCCAGCCCCTTGGATGCCTTCTGGTAAAGCATCAGTTCCTTTTCGATATTTCTTCGATTTAGGTGTTGACATGCGTTAGTGGAACGCCTACAGTTCAATCCATCGACGCAGCGTTAGCGAGTAACGCAACAACGAAACACCTGGAGTAGAGATGAACCGCTACCACGTAACGCTCAAGATTGATGGCCGTAAGATGACTGTAGTAACCCACGCATCAACCGCAGCGCACGCTCAAGACCTCACACTGGGCTACTTCGAGCTCCAGGGTGTGGCACACGGTGAAGTAGTCAGCATCATTCGCAAGTGAGGTAGTCATGGGCCTTCCGCACCGTAAGCACACGAAGAGAATAATAGTTGCACTGTAGTTCGCCTTCAGTTAAGCTTCAGTAATCCACTAGGGGAACACAACCAACCAGGAGTTACCAACATGTCACACACCATCTGGTCCGCACTTGACTGGTCGAAGGAATGCGCGTTCATCGCTGCTGTAGCTGACAAGCAAGGCAAGATTCAAGAGTTCAGCTACGACACTGAGTGCTTCAAGCGCTACTGTGAGATGCAAGCGAACGCAGCAGCAAAGCAAGGGTTCCTCGACTCGGAAGAGTACATCCGCCAGTGTATCGATGACTTGATCTAACACTTCCACTAGGTGTTGTCATGTACAAACTGATCCACAAGCTCAACGGCAAGATAATACTGACCTTCGATACCCTCGAAGATGCCCTAAGAGCTCTACAGGCAGCCGCAGTGCCCGCTCTGTTCTACGTTTCTAACCACTAAGCCCAATCTTCTAGGAGTATCGAACCATGACCATCAAATACAACCGCGCAGCATACATGGCTAACGAGTGCACCCACGCAGAATACTATGCGCAGTTCGTGACCGAAGGCCTCATGAACGCAGTAGGAAGCGCCATCGGTGTGGCCCGTATCAAAGCATCGACAGATGAACACCTGAACGATATCCCTTTGCAGCAGTGGGACAACCTGCAAGGCCTTGTGAAGGCTTACTGCGGTTCGGCACTGGCTGACAGCAACGCGAGCACGTCAGGTGGTGTGCGTAGTCTTAGCCTGTCTGATTGTGTCTGTGTAGCGAAGGCAGCAGCCCACGCTATCAAAGCAGCCTAAAGCCTTCCACTAGCGCAACACATACTGACTGGCTCTAGTCCATCTCTGGAGCCCGTTAGATAAACCGGATTACTCAGTCTGCAAGCCGCAAGGCGAGCGTCCGGTTCATCTAGCGAATCGTCTAGGCAACCCTTGGAGCTCACATCATGCGTATTCAGTTCAAAGCCAAGATACAAGAAGTACTCAACATGGACGACACAGTTGCGTACCAGTACGTGTCGGTCCCTGTGCTCAAGCGTAGCCATGTGGATATGAACGCAGCACGTAACCACCCCAAGTATGGCGGGTATGCCAACAGCGATATGTTCCCCGGAATGCTCGCACGTATCCGCTCGGACCTTATCAAGGGCTCCCTTGGTCTCCGCATGGACCGGCTTCCTGAGAACGTAGTGGTGGATACGTCCGGGTTCCTGGCTAACGTAACGATTGAGGTCTAAGCCATGTTCGACGCCCTCAGCATCCCCTGTGCTTTCGCTGTAGCTGTCTTCGTAGTCCTGGGACTGGCTACCACCTTCGGCATCCTCCTGGACTCTGTGCGGGGCCTTTTGGCAGCGCATGAGGAACCCAAGGTTTTCATCCATCGCGCTATTAGGGAGCAGTAAGCATGGCAACCACCGCAGAACTTGAAACAGCCGTTGAAACGCTGCGCCACGTTATCCACTGCCTTCGTCAGAACGGTAGCTACACGGATGGAGAGGGAGAGGCTGCGGATTTTATCGAACCGCTGCTCGATGCACTCACCGCGCAATACCAGTTCTTTGGTGTGTGGGGTCCTACGGGTGAAACCCTGTATGTGAAGGCCGCCGAATGACCAAGCGAACTAAACCCAAGGTTCCCATATGAAGCCCCTAGCGGGCTTCCTTCAGTTTACCCCTAGCAATCCACTAGGACATCTCATCCAAGCCCGTAGCGGGGCTGTATTCAAGCCGTAAGTGCCAACGCACAAGGAGAGCACACCATGCCGTACCTGATAGAAGTGCAAGCAACACGGGGCTACACATGCCGTACCAAAACGAGGGTAAAGCGGGACGCATTCGAGATGGCAAGATTTGCCGCTTGTGTCCTGGGATTCACGGACATCGAGAGGGCCCAGCTAGGCGAAACCAAGTTAGGCCCAGGGGTGCCCAGCGTCCAAGTTGTTACGGCCCAGGGGTGGGTAAGAGTTACCCGCGTCAACTAATGAGTAGGTAATTGTGGCACGGATGCAACAGGGGTGTTAGTACAAACCCCTACAGAACCCTCAAGGAAGGCCCAAGGTGTCTGGGGATTTCCTTCAGGTTTTTGAAGTAGTCAGTGCAATAGCACGGTAACAAACCTGTAATTATGCACAGTGGTATGTGTAATCGAGGGTCCTTATCCGGTGGGACTCGCAAACGGTAACGCACGTTTTGTCAACGCTATGTATGTGGGAGCTTACATAGAAATTATTCATCGTAAGGTGTGACCATTCGAGCCCTATGATGCGTCTCAACGGTGCAGCAAGACCTGTTACAAGTTTTAACAAATACCAATAACACATTCACTAAGTCATATTCTCCTCACGAGGAACTGTTGTATGCTGCTGTCACTTGCTGGGTTCGATGTCCACGTCTGCCGTGACTACATAAACCGCAACGGGCGCAAGCCCAAGATGTTGGAATCGATACGCGATGTCGGGAGTCTTGAAGTGTTGATCCTGCGGAGGTGGCTCCTGGTAGTCAGCCGCAGCACCTAAAATAATATTGAGGAAGGAAAGATGAGCAGCACCACAGCATTACACGTAGCCGCAGAAGTCCTACAAATCTTCCGTCAACTCTGTGCAGAGAAGATGGAGAAGCAGGATGTACCTCCGAATATGGTAGTGGTGTTTGCGGAAATCGCAGCGAACCCGGACAGGTCCCTCAGGGAGTACCAAGAGGCCACAGGTCTGGGCCAAGCTGTGATGTCCCGCAGTGTTGCAGCATTGGGCAGAGGGAACCAAGCGATGGGCCACGGGTTGGGCCTAGTGACCACCGCAGAGGACCCTACGAACTACAGCAGAAAGATTGTCAGCCTGACACTCGAAGGAAAAGAACTACTAGAGAGAATCGATGAGCAGCTAGGTCGATTCGTCAGAACAAGGCCAGCAGTTAGAGCCTGAGAGAGCAGAGATGGGCCACCTTAGGGTGGCTCTTTTGCGTTTACCGGCAAATTGGGGAAGGTTATGAAGCTACGGGGTGATGTGTGGTGGTTCGATGGTTACCTGGGTGGGAAGCGTGTGCGCAAGACCCTGGGCACCACAGACAAGAAGGAAGCCAAGAGGAAGGAAGCTGAGCTCCTCGCTGGGGTCACTGAGGTTGCCTCCAAGAAGTCCGTAGCCGACTATGGGCCAACCCTCGGGGAAGCCTACAAGAAGGCCATGAGGGAATACAAACCCTGGCGGGACAGCCCAGATGTGCGGACCATCGATAAGAACCGCAGGGCCATCGAAGACTACTTCACGGCTGACCGTAAGCTGTCCAGCATCGACCGTGAGGCCATCAATGGCTTCATCGAGCAGATGACAGCAGAGGGCAAGGCGGGGTCAACCATCAACCAGCGTGTGTCCCAACTCTCGGTCTTGTTCAACGAAGCCCTGGACACCTGGGGGTATGACAAATTGGTGAAGCCGAGGATTGTCCGCGCCAAGGTAGCAGAAGGCCGCCAGCGCCGCTTCACCAACGAGGAGGTGGCTGAGGCTATCGAGAGGCTCCAGAAGGCCCCCAAGGACATCTACGGGGACGTAGCGGACCTCATCAAGGTACTAGCCGATACCGGCATGAGACTGAACGAGTGCCTGAGTCTCACACGGGCAAACTTCAGCCTCCCCGAGAAGCAGATTGTCCTGTGGGTGACCAAGAACAAGCAGCCCCGTGGTGTCCCCATGACGCCCCGAGTGGTGGACGTATTGGCAGCCCGAGCTCACCTATCGAAGCCCTTTGGGATGCTCTCAGAGACCACAGCAACGAGGGCCTGGAGATGGGTCAGAGAGGAGATGGGGTTCGCTGAGGATGCAGAGTTCGTGATGCATACGCTGCGCCATACGGTAGGCTCACGGCTCGCTGATGCCAACGTATCGGCACCTTTGATTCAGCAGATGTTAGGCCACAAGTCCCTCAAGACCACCCAGAAGTACATCCATGTGAGTGCCTCGGGGCTGCGCCAAGTTGCTGATATTCTGGCCGCTACTGGGGCTCCAGCGTGTGACCAAAACTGTGACCAAAGTGTGTCCAAAAGTGACCAAAAGGGCACTCCTGGTGTCTCTAGCGAAGCAGCCTAAGTCTCTGAATTCAAACGATAATGTTCCGTCTGGTGACCTGTCCGAGCAGGATGGGTCGTCCTCGGGCAACGGCCATAGGAGCATGTGGGCATCGACTGAAATCCGTTGTAAATCAGGCAGTTACACAATAGTTTCCCCATCTGGCACATCCACTTACGCATACGCGTGACCACGTTTGTGACCAAAGCTCCTCCAAAAGTTTCCCTCCTGTTGTCCTTCGCGTCTAAAACCTACCTATAGCTCTTGAACCGCTGACACCCTAGTAGCGACTTATCCTAGTACTACGACTACTAGGCTGAGCGGAATCAATGACTTACAAATTTCATGCATCAGTTTGAAACACCGATAGATTCCCTTAATGATTAACGATAGTTGTCTGAAGATTGATCTACAACGAGACACATCCTTGTAGACATCCACTAGGGAATAGACCTAAAGATGTAATCCCTACCTGCCTTCACTGTAAATATTTCGTGGAAGTGTTCCTCTAATGGATGTATTCCTGATATAGTCTTACCGTAGTAGGAAACGTAAGTTCAAGGCTTCCCGCGCTACAGACGCAGGAGGCATTTTTATTGTCTTAATAGTTCCACAAGGGAATCACACACCATGACCGATGCACTGAAAGCCACGCAACTCGCACTCGAAAACGAAGCAATGGGCCTGGGCATCCAGAGCTACTACAAGCACAAGGCCGACGCTGAAGGTTCCGAATCCACGCTGCCTCCCGGTCTGCAACTCATCAAGGCATCCATCGAGCCGACCGCTCTTGTCATTGACAAATTCATTGAGGATGGTCTTGCGGGTATGGCGAGCCGCTCGGTCGGCGTAGTCCGTTTCATGGATCAGTTCCCTGACCGCAACATGTTGGCCTACATCACCGCTCAGGCTGTCTTCAACCACATGGGCCGCCAAGCGACCATCCAGGCTGCATCGCTGGCCGTTGCTGTAGCGCTGGAAGACTGCCTGAACTTCGATGATATGAAGAAATCAGAACCGGCCCTCTACAAGCAACTCATCAAGAAGCTGGAGCACTCCAAGGACAGCCGCCACCGCCACATCGTTCTCCGTGTGCAGCAGAAGTACGCAGGCATCAAGCCCATCACCTGGGGTCTCCCGGAGAAGATGCGCCTGGGGTCTACCCTCATCCACCTGTTCGCTCAGGCCACCGGGCTGGTCCAGATTACGAAGTACCACCGGGGCGTGAATGACACCCCGGAAATCCTTGAGCCCACTGAAGAGACCCTGAAGTGGCTCGAAGAGGCTCACGCTCGGTGCGCCATGCTGACTCCCCCGTGGATGCCGATGGTGGTCAAGCCGCTGCGCTGGAATGGCCCCTACGGTGGTGGCTACCTGACCAAGCAGCTCCGCTTCCCGCTCATCAAGAAGGCCAACCGGAACTATCTGGATGACCTGAAGCAGCACGAGATGCCGCTGGTCCTCGAAGCCCTCAATGCCCTTCAGGAAACCCCGTGGAGCATCAACAAGGGAATCCTGAACGTGATGCGTGAAGTGTGGGATGGCGGTGGGCGCCTGGGCAAGCTCCCTTCACGGGACAAGACTGAGCTCCCCCCGAAGACGTTCAACGAAGAGAACCCGGACCCGGAGGAGCTCAAGGAGTGGAAGAAGAAGGCCGCTGTGGTCTATGAAGAGAACATCCGTATGCGCTCCAAGCGTGTTGGGATGTCCTCGAAGCTCTGGCTGGCGGAGAAGTTCACCGAGTTCGAAGAGTTCTTCTTCGTTCACAACCTGGACTGGCGTGGCCGTGCGTACCCGATGGCTACCTTCTTGAACCCGCAAGGTGGTGATGCTGACAAAGCGCTGCTTCAGTTCGCCCGTAGCGTTCCACTAGGGGAACACGGTGCGCGCTGGTTGGCTATCCACGGTGCCAACACGTTCGGGGTTGATAAGGTCTCGTTCGATTCCCGCGCGGACTGGGTGGAGGAGCACCACGACCAGATTCTTGAGTGTGCCCTGAACCCCCTCGATGGTTCCCGCTGGTGGGCCGATGCTGACAGCCCGTACATGTTCCTCGCGTTCTGCTACGAGTGGCTCGCCCTCTCCCTGCACGTCAACGCAGGCGGTGAGCAGGAGCAGTTCCTCTCCAGCCTCCCGTGCTCGTGGGATGGCACCTGCAATGGCCTGCAGAACTTCTCCGCTCTCCTCCGGGATGAAGTAGGCGGCGCTGTGGTTGGTCTGGTGCCCACGGACAAGCCCTGTGACATCTACACGGCTGTCGCAGAGGCATCGGATGCCCTCATTACTGCTGATGCTGAGCAGGGTGTGGAGCTCGGGGTCAAGTGGAAGGGCAAGATGACCCGCAAGCTGGCGAAGCCCAACACCATGACGGTCCCCTACGGTGCTACCCAGCGTGGCATGGCCGACCAGATTGATGGGGTGTTCCGCAAGATGGCTGCTGAGGCGCAGCAGGCAGGCCAACCGCTGGACTTCCAGTTCAACATGTTCGATAGCCAGTACATCGCCAAGAAGAACTACGAGGCCATCGGTAACGTGGTGGTGGCCGCTCGGCTGGCTATGGACTGGCTCCGTGAGGCAGCTAAGGTGGTGGCTTCGGATGGTCTCCCGATTCGCTGGGTGACCCCGAGTGGCCTGCTGGTGCTCCAGGATTACCGGGAGTTTCTCGGCAAGCGCCTTGACTTTGACGTAGCGGGCAAGCGCTGCCAGATGATGCTGAAGCTCGAAGGTGACAAGCTGGACCGCCGTAAGCAGTCTGCAGGAATCAGCCCGAACTTCGTCCACTCGCTGGATGCGGCTCACATGATGCGCACGGTCAGCTACTGCCTGCACGAAGGTGTTACGGACTTCGCCATGATCCACGATTCATATGGCACCCACGCAGGTAACGCTGAGACCCTCCGCTACCAGCTCCGCAGGGCGTTCGTGGACCAGTACAGCGCTCCGGTGCTGGAAGACTTCCGCAACCAGATGGTGGAGCAGTTGACCCCCGAGCTGGCCGCGAAGGTACCCCCGCTGCCCCCGATGGGTAACCTGGACCTGGAGCAAGTGATGCACTCGGAGTATTTCTTTGCCTGAAGGGTTCCACTTGCGCATGTGTTCCTAATCTAAAACCTACCTATAGCTCTAACACTCGACCCCTGGATTCGTCCGGGGGTTTTTCGTTTCAGGTTCAGGAGGGTGCCTAAAACCTACCTATAGCTCTAGAAACCGCTGTCCCAAATTTCCCCCCAAGGACCACCTCATGAAATCCAACGCTGTAGCAGTAGTCCGCACCCTGAACACCGTAGGCGGCAAGCGTGAAGGCGCTAAACACACCCGCAAGTTGAACCGCTTTGCTCGTAAGAACGGCTTCGTGACCTTCGTGGCTATGAAGGCTGACTTCGAGCTGCGCACACAAGGACTCGTCAACTGATGGACAAGGACAAGCTCAACTCAATCATCTCCTTCCACGCCGTGGAGTCCGCATACGCTGCCGTATCGGCCATCCAAAGCTACCCGAAGCACAAACAGGTGGCTGGCGTAGCAGTGCTCTTTACGGTCATCTGCGAGGAGCTCAAGTTGGACCCCAGCGAACTCATCAGCAAGGCCGCAAGAGTGGCTAAGGATGCCGATGGGTTCTTTACGCGAGAGACCAAGGCCCTCCGTGATTACGTTAAAGGTGAACTGAAGTGAACGAACCGCTCATTACCGGCATCTTGCAAGAACTGCAGCGCGTGGATGGCCAAATCGATGCCCTCTATGAGTACCGGTCGCAGCTCGCACTGGAACTCGAAGCCGCTGAACAAGAACCCCAAGGAGACTAAGCATGACCTACCACGACTACCTCATCTGCCAAGCAGAAGCCCACTGGGCAGCAGCCCGCGCACTCCCCCAACCGCTGCTCCACACGATGCTCAATGAAGGCATCAACGTGGACCAAGAGCACCGCATGTTCAACCTCACCAACCAAGGCATCTAAATGGCAACCGATAAGAAACCCAAGATTTTCCAAGGCACGACCCCCGCAGGCACGTTCCAGTTCCCGGCCCTCTCGAAGCCCGATTACGGCAACG